GAGGTACGAAAGTAGTAAAAAACACTATTTTACCCTTATAGAATAAAGGAAAACAAGGTATTTAAAAAGGGGGGTGTAAAACATTACAATATGGTATAAAAGTAGTAAAGTACATTTTACACTTTTAATAAAGAAACCATATTATGTAAACTAATTATGGAAAAAGAAGAACATACATATTATTTAATGAACAGTGAAGGAGAAATAATACAAGAATTAGGTAATGATTTAGATAGAATATTAAATAATGACATAATAATAAGAGGTACTCCAATAAGAAGAACAAGGAAGTTTGATTATAAATATGTGAAAATCAATTATAAAGCGATTAAAGTTTTAGAAAAGGAATGCCCACTGGCAATATATCTTTTACAATATTTAAATTATAAAACCAATGTGTTAGCATTTTCAAATGGAACATTGATAAATCAAACTAATTTTGCTAAGGATATTGGTATATCAAGACAAACAGCCTGTAATTTATTTAAAAAACTTATAAAATTAAGAGTTATAGATACACTTAGAGTTAATGACAGAAAAGGTTATGTATTAAATCCATATATTGCTCTTAAAGGAAACCAAATATATGAAGATATTGCTGTTAAGTTTGAAAAAACCGAGTGGCAAAGATTGTCGGAGAAAAGGGGAACACACAATGAGTAAAGTAGATAAAAACGATATTTTTTCTTTATATAATTTTTATGGTTCATATAAAGAATATTATAATTATTATTGGGAACATATTAATCAAAATACACTAACTAGAGAAGATATAGAATTATATAAAAAGAACTTGGCTGAAGATAAGAGTAAATTAGGTGGTCCGATTGAGGCACTTTGTATGTTTGCTCAAATACCAAAAAGTTATATATTTAATTCTGATGGAACACAAAAAGATATTAATGAAATTGAAGTCTTAGATATGATTATGGAGGCAAATTATGGTGAAACTAACGACTAAACAAAAAATAGTGCTTGAAGCAATAGAATGGTTTATTAAAGAACACGGTATTTCTCCTACTATTAAAGAAATCGCTAAATTAACTAATACTACTACACATCCTACTCATGAAAAAATAATAAAATTAGAACAAGCTGGTGTTATTTCTACTATTTCTGGTTGCGCTAGAAGTATTAGAGTGTTAATTCCTTTGGAGGAAATTGAAAATGATGAATATTAGAGAGTATATTATGCTTGTTTTAAATAAAAAAAAGATGACTAGAGCCGAATTTACTAGAAAAATCAATGAAATTGAAGATAAATTAGGTGAAAAGAAGAGTTCTAACCAAAATATTACTAATTATCTTAATGGAACTGATGATAAACATAATATAGGCTATAAAATGGCTCTTAAAATGGAAAAGGCACTTAATTTGCCTGATGATACATTAATAAATATGGTCAAAAATCCTGTTACACCAGATGTAGCAAAGGATTTTGATATATTAAAGAAGAAAGTGAGGAATTTATAATGATTGTTATTCAAGAAGATGGTAACTATTTCGGAGAAACTAAGGTTTTAGGTATAGGTAATGCTAAACCAGAACTAAGATACGGAAAGGTTGCTAAAAAACTAAGAGAGGATGCTAATATCACAGTAGAAGAGTTATCTAAAGAATTTTCTATTAAAGCAAAACTAATAGAAGAGATGGAAGCACAAACTAAAGGTATGTCAGAAGAGATAATGGCTAAATATTGTGAGAAATTTAACGTTAAAAAGGAAGATTTCTTTGATACTAATACTGCTAGACTTATTTTAGGTGAAGGTGGAGTAGTATTAAAGACATTTGATACAGCAGAAGAATGTAAAAAAGTGTTTGATGAGTTAATGGAAAATTATATTAAATCAGTAACTACTGAAAATGTAGAATTATTACCTATTGACTTTAGAAAGGAGATGTAATAATGAAATTAATAGTTACTACACCTTTTAGAGATAAAGCATTTGATAATAAAATTATTAGAGAAGAAGGAACTATTATTGATACTGATGATAAAAGTTTTAAATGTGATGAAAACCTTGCTAGAGAAAGAATTAAAGGTGGTTTTTGCGTAGAAATGGAAGAATTACCAGTAGAAAAACAAGCAAATAAGGGAAAGAAAGCAAGTAAAAAGAAATAATGCCACTTAAAGTAGGTGACAAAATTCAAATTAAAGGACCTATTAAAGTAGGTTCTAATTTATTATCTAAAGATGAACCAGAAAATGAGTATTTTAAGACTTTTAAAGATATAGTAGCAATTCTTAAAAGTTCTATGGCTCAGCAAGAAAAACTAAAATGGTGTAGCGTAGTATTTAATGTTTTAGACAGCTGGTTTAATTTAGATGAAGACGAAGAACTTAGGTCTTGCAAATATTGTAAGGAAAAACTTATTCCTAGTTTACATAATCTAGTAGAAAAATCAAAAGTAGAATATATGCCAGATTTCTTTGATTATTATAAAAGAGCCTATGCTTTTGCTGCAAGAAGGGATTTTGAATGTTTCGTAGATTATATGGAATGGAATGAACCAAAAAAAGTATATGCTAATAGAAGAACTTTATTATATCCCTATGTAAAAGCCTTAGGTGAACTTCCATTTAATAAAGAAAAACAATATTTAGTAGTGTCTTACCCACCATCAGCAGGTAAATCATATATAGCGACTTTATATAGTGCTTGGGCATTTGGATTGTCAACATCTAATTCTATTATTCGTATGAGTTATTCTGATGAACTTGTACTTGGTTTTTCAAGAACTATTAAAAATTATATTTCATCACCAGAATTTGCTGAAGTATTTACTAATTTTAAAATATACAATGGTAAACCTTTTGAAGTTGAAAGAGAAAGCGATTGGAAGATTAAAAATGCGAATGTTCCTAAATCTTCTCATATAGCAAGAACTCGTAACGGTTCAACTACTGGTGAAAGAGCAACGTTTGCGCTTATCTTTGATGATATGACTAAAGGCGCAGAAGAAGCCAATTCAGAAAGCATACATAGAGGAATTTATGATAAATGGCTTACTGAGTGGTGGAATAGACGTGATGGTCAAAGATGTAATTTTATATTTTTAGGTACACAATGGTCACCAGAAGATATATTAAATAGAATTATTGTTGATAGAAATAATATTGAAGAATTGAAAGAAACTGATAACCCTTATGTAATGGAAAACTCTACTACAACAGTTATTAGAGTTCCTATGCTAGATGATGAAGGGAAAACTACTTGTGAAGAAGTGTACCCTCAAGAAATAGCAGAGCAAATAAGAGATACAACAGACCCATTCTTATTTAGCTGCGTTTATCAGCAAAATCCTATAGCACCGACAGGAAGGGAATTTGCCTATGAATGTATAAGAACTTATACTGAATTACCTGAAAATTTATCTCCTAACTCTTTTGCAACGCTAGATACTGCCCGTAAAGGTAAAGATAATGTTGCTATGCCTATTGTTAAAACAGATAATAATGGTAATTATTACTTAATTGATGCTATTTTTGAGCAAAAGGCTATGGATTTCCTTTATGATAAGATAATTAACAAAATTATTGATAATAATGTTACTTTACTTGTAATAGAAAATAACATTGATACTTCTTTAAAGACATTATTAGAAGATAAACTTAAAAAAAGAGGTTATACTATGTGTGAAATAAGAGAAAAGTTCAATACTGTTAAAAAAGAGGAAAGAATTAAGAATAATAGGGGTATAGTTCAAAAACAATTAGTATTTCCTGACAAAATGGTATTTAAACCTAATACAGACGTAGGAAGATTAATGGAAAACTTAACAAAATATAGTTTTGATTACGCAAATGTACACGATAGAATGTTGTCGCCTAGCATAGCAATATGCTAGTGAATAACCGAAGAATTAAACTGGAAACCTAAGTTAGCACTAAGGAGAAAATATGAAAGAAATATGGAAAAAATTAAAAGATAATGATTTTTATGAAATAAGTAATTATGGTAGATTTAGAAGTTTAGATAGATATGTTAAAAATGGTAATGGAGTTAGAATTGCAAAAGGGAAAATAATAAAACCAACATTAACTAGAAATGGTTATTTAGAATATTCATATCAAGTTGATGGCAAAAGAAAAGTAATTCTTGCTCATAGACTTGTTGCTATGTATTTTATAGAAAATCCCAACAATTTACCACAAATTAATCATAAAGACGAAAATATTAAAAATAATGTAGTTACTAATATTGAATGGTGTTCTGCAAAATATAATGCTAATTATGGAACAAGAAACGAGAGATGTTTAAAAAGTAATGAAAAATATTTTAAAAAAGTAAAACAATTTGATAAAAACCATAATTTTATAAAAGAATATAAATCACTAGGAATTGCTAGTAAAGAGATAAATGGAGATATTTCTGCAATAATTAGAGTATGCAAAGGAAAACAAAAAACTGCATATAATTATATTTGGGAATATTCAAATTAATAAATAGTGCTAATAAGGTAATCAGAACCGAAGGCTAGATTTAGTCTAGTCAGGGGCAACGCATAGGTGGTGAAAAGATATAATCCACCCACGAGGCTTCGGCAACTCATTGAGTTGAAAAGATATGCTGAACTTATAGGAAACTATAAGAAGTAGATGATAAAAAACTTCTACGATAACAAATTGGACGCTCCAGATAGTATTTGTATGGTAGCTAGTGAGGTAATTATGCAAAATTATAAATTTGGCAAAATTAAACCTATTAAAAGATGGTTCTAAACTGACAAAGTGATGTCAGTTTTTTATTGTTGCTATTGTAGTAAACTTATAACTAATGTTATAAGTCAGTTGAGCAATCAGATTTTCCCTTTCTGATTGTTCGGTGCTACGCTAGGGAAACATAAAAATTATGTTTCCTAACATATTAGCCGATGGTGCAATGGAAGCACAATGGTCTCCAAAACCATTAATCAAGGTTCGAGCCCTTGTCGGTTAGCCAATTTAAAAAAATGGGAGGGGAATTATGGATAATAATACAGAAAATATTGAAAAAGCAACTTCTACTACAGCAACTATACCTACTAATGATTATTATAAAGTAATAGGACCTGAAGTTGTACAATTTTACGGAAGAAAAATATTATTTGATGATTATTTACCAGAGGATGTTAATAGTGATGATACTGCAACAAATGTAAAAAATATTAGTGATATTTTAACTAATATTTGGTCTTCTCACATACAAAATGCTAATGAAATTGATTATTTAGAAAAATATTATAGAGGTAATCAACCAATCTTAGGGAAGAGAAAAGATATTAGACCTACAATTAACAATATAGTATTAGAAAATAATGCTTATTTTGTAGTAAATTTTAAAGTAGGATATGTATTTGGAGAACCAATACAATTTATTCAAAGAGGAGATATTGCTAATCCTGAAGTAGGAGTATTAAATGGATACGCTATAGCAGAAGATAAGTATGATAAAGATAGTGAACTTGCTGAAAGTATTTATACATCAGGTATAGGACATAGATTAATATTGCCAAATAATAATGAGGATAGTCCTTTTGATATTATTAATTTAGATAGCAAAACCACTTTTATCGTTTATTCAAGTAAAGACCCTGCTCATTCTAAACTTATAGGAGTAACATTTACTAGAAGTGAAAGAAGTAAAACAATAGAAGGTAGCGTATATACTAATACTGGCTATTATACATTTGAAAAATCTAATACAGGTACTGCATTTAATGTTAAGTATAAAAAACCTTTCTATTTAGGAGTTATCCCTATTTTTGAATATAACTTTAATAAGTGGAGACTTGGAATAATTGAAGTTGTTATGAGTATATTTAATGCATTAAATAGAATTAGCAGTGGAGACCTTGATGGATTAGAGCAATATGTTCAAAGTTTATTAGTATTTATTAATAATGAAATTGACCCAGAAACATATAAAGATGTTTTAGATTTAGGTGCTGTTGAATTATCAACTGCTGACCCTGCAAGACCTGCTGATATTAAATTATTACAAAATGAAATATCTCATGAAAACACTGAAGTATTACATAAGAGACTACTTAATACTGCACTTACAATATTAGGTATTCCTGTTCAAACTTCTAGAACAAGTGGAGGAGATACAGGAGCAGCAAGACAATTAAGTGATGGTTGGACTATGGCTCAAGAGAGAGCAAAACAAGATGAAAATGCTTTTAAGCGTTGTTCTAAAGAAGAAATTAAATTAATCTTAAAAATTTGTAGAATGACACCTAATAGTGGTATTAAAAATTTAACATTAAAAGACATAGACCAAAAATTACCAAGAGGTAGAGATGACAATTTCTTAGTAAGAGCTCAAGGATTAATGAATTTAATTACAAGTGGTGTTTCTCCAGATGTTGCTTATGCTTCTACTGGAATATTCCCAGATAGTAATGAAGCATATCAAAAATCATTAGACTTCTATGGTGGTATTGAAAACTGGATTAAATATTTTGTATTTAAACAAACAGATACTCCAGAAGGAGAAGAAGAAGAAACTACTGAAATTAAAGGGAAAGAATGGTCAATTAATAGAGCAGCAGAAAAAACTGAGAGAGAATTACAAAAATAAAAAGCAACTTTAATGGTTGCTTAGAGTAGATATAGTAATACATTTATGTACTCGTTCTTATTCCTAATTTCTTTATACTGAAACTATATCTATTCTAAGGTGCCATTAAAAGCACTTATAAAGAGATTGTAAGACTATGTTCTTAAATCCTACACTGTTTTACAGGCAGTGTACTGGTAATATGGTTTTTGAAAAATAAAATTCGTCGTCTCGGATTAAAAGCCCCTTAATAATGTTTTTATAATATATATTTTCACTATATTATCAGTACAGTGCTTACAAAGCACTATATCGCCTTAGTAGTTCTAAATAGGTGCAACTCCTATAAAGGCGACTAATTTTACTTTGATACCGAGTATAAGGTATAGCACTCAGGAGTAGAAACAGACTACTATAAAAATGTGAGTGGAAGGGAGAGATTTTATATGAACAAGGAAGAATTAGTTAAAATACTTGGAAACGAGGAATTAAAATCTGATGAAGAAAGAGTTAATGCTATTAACAAGTTATTAGCAGAAAGCACTATTCCAAAAGATAAATTCAACGATACAAGTGCAAAACTAAAGGAGGCAGAACAAAAACTTGCTTCAATGACAAATGACTTTGAGGAGTTTAAAAAGTCTAAAATGACAGATGAAGAAAAGAAAAATGCAGAAAGAGAAAATATGCAAAATCAACTTCTTAAATATCAATTAGATTTAAACAGATTGGAAGTCGAAAAAATATTTGAAAGTAATGGATTAACAGCTGAAGATTATAAAGATATTGAAGCTAATATTATTGGTAAAGATAGAGAAACTTCAATTGCTAGTGCAAATGCTTTTGTAAATATTTTAAGAGCAAATTCAGAAAAGGTTGCTCAAAAAACAAAGCAAGACCTTTTAAAAGATACTCCAACACCAATAGGTGGAACTGGAGGAACTCAAACTGTTAGTAATTTAGAAGAATTACAAAATGCCTATTCCAATGCTTTAAAAGAAAAAGATGTTGTTGCTCAAGCGAAACTATTAAGAGAAATACAACAAGAACAAGCAAAAAATCAATCCAATATATAGTTGATGGCACATTATATAAGGGAAGAAAATTAAAGAAAGAGGTGTTTAATTATGAAAGGTACAGAAACTGTACAATCATTCAATACCCTAAATTATTCAGGGTTATTATACAATAAGGCTGACACAAGCACTCCATTCTTAAACTTAATTAGTGGTAATGTTAAATACACTAATTCAGTAGAATTTGTTTGTGGTCAATATTATACTAGCGAAGAAGGTGCAATTCCAGAAATCAGTGAAACTGCTTCACTAACTGCTCCAGACGCTACATTCGTAACAAGAAGTCAATTATCTAACGTTACACAAATTTTCCACGAAAGTGTTGCTATTTCTTATGCAAAACAATCAAATATGGCAACTTTAAGTGGTGTTAATATAGCAAATCAAACTGCTAATCCACAAGATGAATTAGATTTCCAAGTTGCTAGAAAAATGGAAAAAATTAAAAGAAGTATTGAAAAAACATTCATTCAAGGAACTTACAACAAGGCTGCTGCTGATAACCAAGTTAATAAAACAAGAGGTATGATTGCTGCTATAACTACAAACGTTGTTGCTGCTGAAGGTGCTGCTCTTGATTTATGGTTATTAAACGAAGCAGTTGCTGACATTAAGAGTGCTGGTGGAGACATCACTAACATTTATGCATTCGTTAATACTGAAAATTTATTACAAGTTAATGGTAATGCTATTGAAATGGGAATGCCAATAGGTTCTGCTAAAGATACTGAATATGGTATCCAAGTAAGAGATGTTATTCTTCCAATAGGTGCTACTATTAAATTAGTTTTAGGTGCATTTATTCCAGAAGGAACAGCATTAATATTTAATCCAAAATATGTAGGACCAGTTGAACAACCAGTTCCAGCAAAAGGTAACTTCTTCTTAGAAGAACTTGCTAAAACAGGTGCAGGTGCTAAATATCAAATCTTTGGTCAAATCGGTTTAGACCATGGTCCAGAATGGTTTGCTGCTAAGATTACAGGATTATCTACTACATTCACTGCTCCAGTAGGACAAAAAGTTGTTACTGTTGCAAGCGCATAGTAAATAATAAATGAAGGGAAATTATATGAAGAAAATAGTATTATTACAACATTATTACAATGAAATAGGTGGCGTAGAAACATTTTTATATAACTTT